GGCATACGAGATTACAAGGTGACTGGAGTTCAGACGTGTGCTCTTCCGATCTGGTACGAAACGGCGCGGGGCGGCGCTAGGATTTGGCTGGTAGGCATAGGCAACCTTGATGCAGATTGGTGTCTCGATAGCTGGAATTGATGGAGTCAAGCGCGAGCTGCAGAGGCTGAGGGATGGCATCGCGCAGGGAAAGGCGACTGCCATGGCGATCAACAAGGTAGCCGACAAGGCGCAGGTGGAGATCCGGCGCGCGGTGACCGAGCGTTACGAGATCAAGCCTGATCTGGTGCGCGGGTCGCTGTCGCTGCGGCGGGCGTCTGCCAGGCGCGGCAGTGTCGAGGCGGTGATCGATGTGTTCGGCAGCCCGACGAAGCGCGGGCGCTCGATGAACATGCAGCGGTTCTTGGCGGCGATCCAGGCGGCCGGCCAGGCGATGAAGACGCGCGGGGCGAAGGCGACGAAGAAGTCGCTGGCTGCGCTGGGCAAGCAGATCGGCTTCGCCATCACCAAGGGCGGCGGACTCAAGACCATAGCCGGGGCTTTCCTCGCCAACAAGGGCCGAACGGTTTTCATCCGCACGGGCGACAAGCGGCTGCCGATCGTGCCCGTCCAGGTGATCGGCGTGTCGCAGATGTTCAGCTCGCGCCGCATTCACTACCGCGTGCTGGCCAAGATCAAGGCGGACCTCGAGGTCGAGGTCAAGCGCGCCGTCGAAGCACTGCTGGCGAAGCGCGGATGAACCACATCAACCACGCCGACGTCGTCGCCCAGCTCACCGGCCATGGCCTGGTGCTCGACCGTGAGCTGACATTCGACGCGCGGATCCAGCGCTGGAAGATGGTGGACGGGCGCGGCAACGAGAAGGCCGGCTGGTCGCGGCTGCGTGAGTGGGTGTCGAAGTCCGGGCACGCCTACATCGTCGGTGCGTTCGGGGTCTGGTCCGGCACTGACGACGGCTACACCAAGATCGAACTGCCGAAGCGCGACGACCCGCAGCGGCCGGCGCTGTCGCCAGAAGATATCCAGGCGATGCGCGAGGCGCACAAGGAGGCGGCGCGCAAGCTGGCAGAGATCCGAAAGGCCGAGGCAAAGCAGGCCGCGCAGTGGGCGGCGATCGTCTGGGCAGCGGCGGCGCCGGCGACCGAGCACGAATACACCACGCGCAAGCAGATCCGGCCGCACGGCCTGCGCGTGCTGGAGAAGACCGACGGCATCACGCTGACAGGAATCGATGAGTCGAACTTCCACCGCCTGAAGCAGGCGATCGGCGCCCTGGTGGTGCCGATGCATGACCCGAATGGAAACGTCTGCGGCGTGCAGTTCATCTATCCAAAGGGCCATCCGCGCGCCGAGAAGACCGACAAGGAATTCTGGCCGGGCGGCATGGCGATGGGCGGAACCTTCGGCCTGATCGGACCGGTGCAGCGCACCGGCGTGCTGCTGGTGGCCGAGGGGTACGCCACCGCGGCTAGCCTGTACGAAGCCACCGGCCAGTCCGGCGCCTACGCCTTCAGCGCCAACAACCTTGGCAAGGCCGCGAAGCTGTTGCGCAAGGCCTATCCGCGGTTGCGGCTGTTGTTCTGCGCCGACGATGACTACACCACCGAGGCCAAGACCGGAAGCAACCCCGGCATCGAGGCCGCGGTGAAGGCCACCGCCGAGATCGAGGGCAGCGCCTGGATCAAGCCCGACTTCCGCGCCGAGGATGGATCCGACATGCGCGCCGGCCGCAAGCTGACCGACTTCAACGACCTGGCCGTGCTGATCGGGCTACCCCTCGTCCTGGCGAACCAGATCAACGCCAAGCTCGACGGGTTGAAGTGGCGCGATGCCACACTCGCGCGTGGGCAACGCGCCACAGGGGGAGGGGGAGACGACGCGCTCGACGATTCCGGTAGGCGCCGCGCCGCGGCCGTGATGCCGCTCGACGAGATCGTGCAGCGCTTCATCCCGCTCGACGACGGCACGGGAAAATACGTCTGGGATTCCTGGACCAACAAGATCGCGCACCGCGAACAAATGATCTGCCTGCTGCCGGCTGGCGTGCGGGGTGATGACATCAAGCGGCACCCGGCCTACATCGAACGCGGCGCGTATTACCTCGACCAGGTCGGCTTCGATCCGACCGAAAAGGATCGTGCAGTCAAGCTCAACACCTGGCGCGGCTGGCCGATGGAGCCGAGGCAGGGATGCTGCGAGCGCATCCTCGAACTGCTGCAGTACCTGTGCAGCGGCGACCCGAAGTCCGCCGACCTGTACCGATGGATCATCAAGTGGATGGCGTACCCGCTACAGCACCCGGGAGCCAAGATGTCCAGCGCCATCATCATGCACGGGCCGCAGGGCACGGGAAAAAGCACCGTCTGGCAATGCCTGGCCAAGATCTACGGCGATTATTCCACGGTGCTGAACCAGCGCGGGCTGGAAGACCGCTTCAATGCCGACTGGGTGGATTCCAAGCTGTTCATTCTGGCCGAGGAAGTCGTCACCCGCGCCGAGATGTGGCACATCAAGAACGAGCTGAAAGAACTGATCAGCGGCGAATGGATACGTGTCAACCCAAAAAACGTCGCCGCCTACCGCCAGCGCAACCAGGTCAATGGCGTCTTCCTGTCGAACGAAAACCAGCCGTTGCCGCTGGACAACGACGACCGCCGGCACTGCGTGGTCTACACGCCTCCGCCGGTGACCGAAGAGTTTTACGACGAAGTGCATCTGGAGATCGAGCGCGGCGGCGTCGAGGCGCTGTACCACCACCTGCTGCAGGTCGATCTCTCGGATTTTCACCCGAAGAAGCGCCCGCCGATGACAGAAGCCAAGGCCGCGCTGATCGCGCTCTCGACCCCGTCGGAGATGCGCTTCGCCCATGACTGGGCATCGGGCGACCTGGGGCTGCCGGTCTGCCCGGCCCTGTCCGTCGATGTCTATGCCGCCTACCTGCGATGGTGTCGTGCGCACGGCGAAAGCCGGCCGCGCCCGGACAACCAGTTTCATGGCTCGCTGGCGCGGCTGGCCGGTTGGGAACGCAAGCGCGCGCGGATCTACCTCGACGCCACGTTTACCGGCGGCACGCACCCGCGCTGGCTGCTGATCCCGCCGGCAAAAGCCATCGATCCGGCGCACGCGCAGAAGGACGGCGCAGATCAGGCGGCCTGGCTGTCTGGATGCGTGGGGACTTTTTCCGACGCCTTGAGGGGGTCGGACGAGATAAAACGGGGGTATGGGTGATGCCTGTGCAAGCAGTTAGCCCTCCTGTGCAAGCATGCTTGCACAGCGCAAAGCCTTGCAGGAGTAGGGCTGTGCAGGGTGTGCAGGGTGTGCACGCCATCCGCGCGCACGTGACGCGCGAGCGTGTTTTTCACACGCGCGCGCGCACTATCTCCTCACGCGCGCTCACAGGGGGAAGTGCTTGCACAGCTTTCACAGCCTACTGGCACAAGGCTTTTCGCTGTGCAAGCATGCTTGCACAGTGCTTGCACGCTTGCACACCCTGCACAGGGAGCCGACATGAGCACCGATAAACCCCGGCGGACCATGCGCGAGGCGATGCCCAAGGCCTTCGCCTTCATCGAGGATCTGCGCGAGGCCTTTGGCGCCGACGAGATCAACGCCATCGTCAAGGTTGGCTTGTCCGGCGTGCCAGTGTTCCGCGCCGTCGAGGCCGGGCATGAGATTGGCACCCCGCTTCCGCCGGAAGGCAGGGGTGTGACCGCGGCGCAGATGGTGATCGAGGTCCCCGCGGCAGCCGCACCGGCGAAGGGGCGGCGATGACGCACCGGATCACCCAGGCCGAGTTTGCCAAAGCGCAGGGCTGGAACCGCTCCACCGTCACTCGCCTCAAGCAGGCGGGGCGGCTGGTGATGGACGGCAGGATGGTCGACCCCGTCGCCAGCCTGGTGCGCATTCGTGACACCGGCGGCATGCGCTTCGACGTCGCCGACCGGCACGCCACGCAACGCGCGCAACAGGAAGGGCAAAACGCGGCCGTGGCGCCGATTGCGTGGACGGGTGAAGGGGTAGGGCAGGGCGGCGCGTCGATCGCCTCACAGGCGCCAGATTCTGGCGGCTCCGGTGGCGAACGGCGCATCGATGCACAGGCACGGAAGGAAGCGGCGCTGGCCGACCTGGCGCAAATGGAGGTCCGGCAGAAGCGTGGGGAGTTGATTCCGCGCGACGATGTCGATACGGCGCTGCGAAATTTTGGCGCCAGCGTGCGGGCCAAGCTTGATGTGGTGCCGGATCAGCTCGCGCCGCTGGTGGCGCCGGTGACGGACATGGACGAAGTGCATGCACTGCTGGCGGAGCACATGCGGGGGATTTTGGCGGCGGTGGCCGATGAGATGAACCGCGCGGCGCAGATCGCAAGGAGCAGCTAAGCATGGGTATCGAAATGGCAGGAGTCCGAGAGTATTGCGAATGCAAACGCGTCGAGCTAGGAATGCATGAAGACAGCGGGCGACTGGTAGTGCGGGCCTGGAATGAGGGCGGATCTAACTGCACCGAAGTCGATGTATTGGAACTGGTCGCATGGCTGAAGCAAAATCGTCCGGATCTGCTCGCGTAATCGTATGACCCACCTCGCCCGCTGCCACACCATCCTCGCCAACGCGGTAGCCCCGCGCCGCGCCCTGACGGTATCGCAGTGGGCTGACGATCACCGCATCCTGTCCGGCAAGCAGGCCAGCGAGCGGGGTCGCTGGCGCACGGCGCGCAATCCGATCCTGCGCGAGATCATGGATGCGTGCAGCGCCGGGTCGCGCGTGCGCGACATCGCAGTCATGAAATCCTCGCAGGTCGGCGTCACCGAAGCGGTGGTGAATGTGCTCGGCTACACCCTGGACCACGCCCCCTGCCCGGCGATGGTGCTGCTGCCGACGCTGGAAACCCGCGATGCATGGAAGGTGCAGAAGCTCAACCCGCTGCTGCAGGAAACCGACGTGGTGCGCGCGGTGCTTGGCGGCGTGCGGGCGCGCGATGCGTCGAACCGGCAGGATCTGATCGATTTTCCCGGCGGGGTGCTGTTCCTCGCCGGCGGCAATTCGCCGAATTCCTACGCGCAAAAGTCGGTGCGGCTGTTGATCCTCGACGATCTCGACCGCTTCCCGGAGGAAGTCGGCGAGGAAGGCGACATCATCACGCTGGCCGAGGGGCGCACCAAGGCCTTTCCGCGGGCGACGCGGATGTACATCTCGACGCCTACGGTGGCGGGCGGGCTGATCGATCGCCAGTACGGTAAGAGCGACCAGCGCCGCTACCACGTGCCGTGCCCGCACTGCGGTGAACGCCAGCCGCTGGAGTGGGGCGGGCCGGACGCGCCGCACGGCATCAAGTGGACCGTGCTGCCTGGCGCGGATGGCGCCGGCGGCACGGTGGCGAATGTGCGCTACGTCTGCCGCGAATGCGGCGCCGAGATCGGCGAACACCACAAGCCGGCGATGCTGGCCGGCGGGGTGTGGATCGCGCGGCACCCGGAGCGGGCGATGCGCGGCTACCACATCAGCGCTCTGTACGCGCCGATCGGCCTGGGCCCGAGCTGGGCGGACCTGGTGCGCGGCTGGCTGGCGGCGCAGGACAACACCTCGACGCTGCGCGCCTGGATCAACACGAACCTCGGCGAGCCCTGGGTAGAGCGCGGTGAGGAGGTCGACCCGCTATCGATCATGACGCGCCTCGAGGGCTACGACACGGAATCCCACGGCGTCCGCGTGCGCGCCATCGGCGTCGACGTGCAGAAGGACCGCATCGAAGTAAGCGTGTACGAGTTCGGGCCGGGGGAGGAGGCCTGGGCGATCGATCATCTGATCGTGGCCGGCGACACGGCAGGACTCGATCCGTGGGCGGATCTGGCCGCCGAGCTGGACGCCATCGGACCGGACTGCGGCGCAATTGATACCGGTTACAACACCGACCAGGTGCTGGCGTTCGCGGCGCGGCGGCCGTGGCTGTTTCCCTGCAAGGGCATCGAAGGGCGCGGAAAGACCTTGATCGAATCGGACGATGAGCGCAAGCGGCGGCTGCGCAAGCGGAGGAAGAAAGGGTTTTCGCCCTTCCTTGTCGGCGACGAGGCGGCCAAGGCGCTGATCACGCAGCGGCTGAAGCTGGAGCCCGGAGCGCAGGGTGACAAAGGCGGCCAGCCGCGGCCGGGGTATATCCACTTCCCGGCCAATGAGCCGGCGTTTGACGACGAATTTTTCGCGCAGCTCACCAGCAACCGCCTGGTGGAGAAGACCCACCGCGGCAAGCTGCTGCGGGAATGGGTGCAGACGCGTGTACGCAACGAGGCATATGACTGCTGGAAACTGGCGCTGGCCGGGTTTCGGCTGTCGAAGATCGACCCTGCGCAGCGTGTCGCGGTAGCCGCGCGGATCGCCGCCGGGGAGGCGCCAGCGCCACGGAGCATCGCGCGGCGCATTGGCCGCATCGGCGGGATGGCATGAAGCGACAACGCAAAGGGGCAACCATGACGGAAATCATCAAGTTCATTCGGGACCAGTTCGAACGCGAGCTGGGGGGCGGGCGCAGCCTGGCGGAAGCCGGCACCAACGTCGAAATTGCTGTGCGCACCACCTTCGCCGGCGAGCGGGTCTACATCGCCGGCTACCCCAAGCAGCGCCGCGCCGTGCAGATCGCTAAGCTGAACCTCAAAACCACGCGCGAGCTGTCGGTGGCCAGCGGAATCCCGGTGCGCACCGTCAGATGGCTGCGGAGCGGCCGCTGATGGGATCGCTGATGCGCTTCCGCCTCGACGAATTCACCACCGCTTACGGCATCGAGGCCTTCGTCGAAACCGGCACCGCGCGCGGTGATTCGCTGGCCTATGCCGCGTCGCGGCCGCAGTTCAAGCACTTGCTGTCCTGCGAGATCGAGCCGCTGCTCGCCGCCGGCGCGGTCTGCCGCTTCAACGATGACCAGCGCATCAACGTCCTGCGCATGGAATCCGGCCTGTTCATGCGCCTGTTCGCCTCCAGTGATCTGCCGCCGGCGTTCATCTTCCTCGACGCCCACTATCCCGGCGCCGGATTCGGCCTGGCCGACTACGATGCGGCAATCCCCGAAGACGATCGCCTGCCGCTGCGTCGCGAGCTGGAGCAGATCGCCCGCCATCGCCCCGGCCGAGACATCATCCTGATCGATGATCTGCGCATCTACGAAACCGGCCAGTGGGAAGATGGCCCGCTGCCGAAAGACGCGCCGGGCACGCCGACGGCCGGCGGCGCCGACTGGATCCGCGAGATGTTCGCGGCCACGCACGAGGCGAAGGTGATCCTGCGCGACCAGGGCTACCTGTTGCTTCTGCCGCGGCTGGCGTGATCGGCAATTTTTTGCCTTAACTCGCGGGGCGTCTACCGGCACGCTTCGGGCATCCTTGCAGGGAGCCCCATTTGTCCGCCGATATCCCGACCTCCGAGCCGAGCGCGCTGCGCATCGGCGATACCTGGAAGTGGACCAAGACCGTGCCGGATTACCCGGCCACGTCATGGACGCTGAAATACCGCTTCAAGAACGCCGCCGGCGGATTCGAGATCACGGCCAGCGCCAGCGGCAGCGACTACAGCGTCATGGTCGCCGCGGCCACCACGGGCGGCTACACGGCCGGCGCGTATTCGTGGATGGCCTGGGTCGAGGGGGGCTCGTCGGAAAAATACACCGTCGACACGGGCACCTGCACGCTCGATCCGGATTACCGCAGCGGCACCGCCTCCGCCGCGTTCGACGACCGCACGCACGCGCGCACCGTGCTCGACGCGATCGAGGCCGTGATCGAGGGGCGCGCGACCAAGGACCAGCAGGAATACGAGATCGCCGGCCGCCGCCTCAAGCGGATGCCGGTCGCCGACCTGCTCAAGTTGCGCCAGCACTACGTCGCCGAGGTCGCCAGCCAGTCCGCCGCCGAAGCCATCGCCAACGGCCTGGGCACCGGCCGCCGGATTCAGTTCAGAATATGAAAATCGTCGAACGACTGCGCGCCGCCTGGCGTGGCATCACCGGAAAGCGCGGCGACCCATACGCCGCCACCTATGGCAGCGGCAGCGGCGCCGCCAGCGGCTTTGCCGGGGCGCAGATTTCGCGGCTTACCTCGTCGCTGGCCAACTGGTCAGGATCGATCAACGCCGACAACGACATGGCGCTGCCGATCCTGCGCTCGCGTGCGCGCGCGCTGGCCGCGAACAACGAACACGGCAAGCGCTTCTTGAGCCTGGTGGCAACCAACGTCGTCGGCCGGCGCAATCCCAAGCTGCAGGTGCGGGCGATGAAGGACCAGCGCGATCCGAACAAACCCACCACGCTGGACAAGTCCGCGAACGACACGATCGAGATCCACTGGGAGCGCTGGGGCCGTACTGCCGACTTGTCCGGCCGGCATCGCAGCCTGTATCAGTTGATGCGCACCATCATCAAGGGCGTCGCGCGCGACGGCGAGGCCCTGGTGCGGATCGTGCGCAATCGCCGCCTGCCCTACGGCATGGCGCTGCAACTGCTGGAAGCGGATCGCCTGGATGACAGCATCAACCGGCGGCTGGACAGCGGCGCCACGGTGCGCCAGGGCGTCGAGATCGATGCCACCGGGCGCGCCGTTGCCTACTACGTGAAGACCGCGCACCCCGGCGAAAACTACATGACGATCACCGCCGGCGTCGAGCGCGTGCCGGCCGCCGAGATGCTGCATTTATTTCTTACCGAACGGGCAGAGCAGGTGCGCGGCGTGACGTGGTTTCACGCGGTGATCCTGCGCGGTTCGATCATCCACAAGTTCGAGGAGTCGGCGGTGATCGCCGCGCACATCGGCGCCAGCAAGATCGCCACGCTGGAGCGCTCCGACGATGCGCCGGATGCCGCCGCGATGATGGCGGACGGGCGCACCAGCAGCGGCCTGTCGATGAGCGTAGAGGCCGGCGAGATGTTCGAGCTTCCGCCCGGCTACAAGCTCAATTCGTGGAATCCGGACTACCCGCACCAGAATTTCGAGTCATTCCTCAAGGCCTGCCTGCGCGGGCTGGCGGCCGGCTTCGACGTCGCCGCGCACAATCTTACCGGCGATATGACGGAGGTGAACTACAGCAGCGCGCGCATCGCCGAGCTGGCCGAGCGCGAGACCTGGATGGCGCTGCAGGACTGGTTCATCGAGTCGTTCTGCCTGCCGACTTACGAAGAATGGCTGGCCGGGGCGCTGCTCACCGGCGCGGTGACATTCGATATCAGCGGTAAATCGTTGCCGGCAGACAAGCTCGACAAGTTCCGCCAGGCGTCTCGCTTTCAGGGTCGGCGCTGGAGCTGGGTCGATCCGCTGAAGGAAGCCGACGCGAACGAAAAGCAGTTGAACAACAAGCTGACCAGCCGCACGCGCCTGGCGGCCGAGCAGGGCGAGGAATTCGACGACATCCTCGACGAGTTGGCGCAGGAGGACGCCGCGATCAAGGCCGCCGGGCTACAGCCGCCACCGCCGCCAACCCCGGCGCCGAAGCCGCCGCCCGCGGACCCGAACCTCAACAAAACGCTGGCGGTGTGATGGCGCGGGCTGCTGCTCAAGCGAACGTACAATCGGAAAGGATCGATGATGGCGGATGAAAGACTGAATCCCAATTGGGGGAATGAACTTAAGGCCGCCACCAACGCGGCCGGCGAAGTCGTCGGCGTGCTGAAGCCGCAAAGCGACAGCGCAAGGGCGCCGATTGTGGTGGCGGCAACCGATGCTGTTACGGGGGCGGTATCACTCCGTTCTTCTGCAATCGGTTATGCAATGCCAGAAAGCGGAACACCGCTGCATAGCAGTCGCGCTACTCCACTTGTGGAAAAAAGTCCACGCATTACACAAGGGGGATATAACTGGTACTCGTTCACAGACCACACGTCACTGACGAAGTCTGGGGCAGAAGCGGCCAATTACACGCTATCGACCGTCAGCGGGGTTAATGGAATTGTGGATGCGGCCCCTGCATATACCGGAGGGAGCAAAACAGGATCAACCGCACTTACCAAACTGGAAGTGAGCGGACAGGCAGGGGCGGTAAGTACAATCTTTACGTCGGCAGACAATATCAACATAGCAACAGGCGACGGCCGCCTTGGATTTTGGGTATACATTTCCCCGGATTCTACGTGGAAGACGCCTGCAATAAATTGGGACTTCTATACCGCGACAAACGTGGAAGTGGATTTTGCATCCAACAATCAGCAGTGTCGAGAGGGATGGAATTTCATAGTTTTTCATACCGGAACCGTGTCTGGTCATCCTTATGGCATTACTCGTAACTACGGAGTGGGCGATTTTGCCGTTGATGTCTTACGCCGATTCCGGTTTTACATAAAGGTTCCGGCAGGGCTTACGCTTACAGCGTATTTTGATACGGCGTGGTCGAATTGGAGGACGACTCCAGCTATAGCAATCGGAATGGATGGATCGGGGCTAACCGACGTCACGACGTATTGGATACCAAAAATGTCTGCATACGGGTACAAGGGATACATCTCGTTATCAGCCACGGCAACCGGAGACCACACACGGCTAGCCAACTACAACGTGGCAAGCGGGACGACTCGCACCGTATTGGCGGCAATCAAGGCGGCTGGCTGGGATGTGATTAACCACTGTCTTAACCACACTAATACGTCTGATGCTTCGCGGGCAAGCGCAGTCACCGAGGCGCAATTGCAGTATCAGATTAAGGCGCAAACTGCGTACCAACTAGCTTATGGGCTAGATAAGGGGAAGGAGATATTTTCTTCCCCACAGGGGCGCTGGGACAGCATGACGAATAGCCAAATGCAAGCAATGGGAATTATCTTAAATCGTGCCGGATCGCAAGGGTCAAATAACACGAGAACGATGTTTGGCTACCCAAACAATATGCTAATGGGGTGGCTGTCGATAGACGCCCCTGTGTCTGGGGCGGCGTCTGCCAACGGATTAATCGCAAAAATGCAGGCTATTCTTGATTACGGTGGGGACATTATTATCGGTGGGCATCAGATCATCGCAGATGGCGGCATTCGGGACGGAGACTCGGTAACGGGAAACTCGTTGCAAATATACGCTACCACGTTTGACTTGATTCTTTCGTGGATATCCGCAAAGGCCACAGCAGGAGAGTGCACCGTATGCACACTGACAGACATGGCCTATTCACAGATTTGATTACTCTAACATGACCCTCCAAGAAACCATAACCACCCCGGTAGTCGCCCACAAGCGCCCTAAGCTTTCCCATCCACGCGGCAATTTTTTGCCTTAACTCGCGCATCCTTCCCCGGCATCCTGCACGCATCCCGTGCGAGGTGCCGCGATGTCCGTCCGCTTTGACCGCAGTTTCAAGATCACCGCCAGCCGTGCCGCGACCGATGGCGTGGTCGAAATGGCGATATCCAGCGAGGCTCCTTACGAGCGCTGGTTCGGCATCGAAATTCTTTCGCACGACGCCACTGCCGTCGACCTGACGCGCCTGGCCGACAACACCCACCCGCTGCTGCTCAACCACTGCACCGAAGATCAGATCGGGGTGATCCTCGATCCGGTGATCGGCGCGGACAAAAAGCTGCGCTGCAGCGCCAAATTCAGCCGCTCCGCCACCGCGCAGGAGATCCTGCAGGACGTGCAGGACGGCATCCGCCAGCTCGTCAGCGTCGGCTATTTCGTGGACGAGATCGTCGAGCTGACTCCGGCTCCGGACGACGACCTGGCCGACGCGGTCAGCTTCGGCAATCGCAATTACAAACGCATGCGCACTCTCACCGGCGACCAGTTCGCCGCGGAGCAGCGCGAAAAACACGGCGAATCGTGGCAGCGCAACGGCCGGGCGGCCGGAAGCGGGTCAGGCGATGCGCCCGACACCTACCTGGTCACGCGATGGACGCCCTTCGAGGCCTCCATCGTGCCGATCCCGGCAGATGTCACCGTGGGAATTGGCCGCTCGGCTGGCGTCGAGACCGATCCCGAACCTGCAGCACCCGAACCCATCCCCTCCCGCATCATCATTGCAAAGGATACGAAAATGGACCAACCCACCAAGACGCCGGCCGAACTCGAAATCGAGCGCCGCGACGGCATTGCCTCGCTTGCCGAAAAATACGGCAAGTACCTGAAGCCCAACGATGGCCCTGATGCGGTACGCAGCGGCAAGTCGATCGACCAGTTCAAAGACCTGATTTTCGAGCGCATGGCGTCCGGCTACACCGACACCAGCGCGATTTCCCTGGGCATGACGAAGAAGGAAATCAAGCGCTATTCCTTCGGCCGCGCCCTGTCGGCGGCCATCACCGGCGACTGGCGCGAAGCCGGCCTCGAGCGCGAGTGTTCCGAGGC